TACTTGTTGTTCAGGAGTCATATCCTCGAACTGGTACTCTACTCCGTCAATCGTCAATGGGGTTTTTGTGTTGTTGCCCATGATTTTCCTTTAATGTGCCACTAAGTTCAGGTAGTGGCTTCCTGTTTAACTTATGCTTGCCAAGGAGTTCCGCTGGCTTTTACAGGGTTCTTCAGCAAAGCAATCTGAGCCGCCAAAGAAGCCTCTGTCGCTGCTTTGTCAACAGATTCCCACACCCATTCCAAAACAGTAGCTTCTGTGAGGTTTGCGTAAGGAATGGTAGGAGTGCCTTCAGCCCATGAGACTGTTGCGTAGGCAGAGGCAGAGTGTTCTCCGTCTACTGCTGTTGCGTTCCAATGAACTACAGAAACAAACCCTGTAGCTACGTCACGTTCCATTGTGTTAATTGACCAGTTAAATGTAGTCATGATGTTTTCCTTTAGTTAGATTCGAGTTGTGCCACACGGACACGGAGAGCTTTAATTTCAGCAACAAGGTCAGCAATGACTTCAGATGTTGCGGCTTGCATTGATTGATAAACTGGTTTTCCGTCTGCATCTACAGCGTCTTTTGTACCAGTAACGCTGTCGGCATATATCTCTTGAAACTTATGAGCCAAGAAACCACGAGTGCGTGAGCCGTTAGAGTTCCATGTGTATTCAACAGGCTCAAGAGCATCAATTCGTGCGCCTTGCCCTGTCACAGCACCAATAACAGTTTTTAATCTGTAATCTGATGTGACATTGTAAGTTGTTAATGTTGAAGTAACAGAAATTGAACCAACAAAACTGCTCCAACTACCATACACAAACTGCACCGCATTTCCATCCGAGTCACGCCTAGCATGAAGAACTGTTCCTCCGTTAGCACCTGCTGATGTATATGCAGTAATAGTTCTGTTGTTTCCAGTTACACCAATTCCAGACAAGGAAGTCGCAGTATCCGATGTTTGCCCCACCAGCAAGTTACCGCTTGAGTCTATACGGGCACGCTCGCTAGGTCTGGTTGAATCAGACGATCCATCTGGGCGTGTCTTAAACAACAAACTAGCGCCAACCGAACCTGCGCTAAATTCTTCAAAACCAATTGCCGCACTTGCCTGGGAAACAGAGTCGTAATAGCCAAAACCAATATCACCTTTGGCTTGAACACCACCAGCGCCACCATTTACATTGATGCGCAAAACTTCTACATCATTTGTGGAGCTGTAAAGGGTAAGCAACTTGTTGGGTGCAGTTGTACCAATACCCAAATTCCCACCCGAATCCAAAGTCATTGCCTGAGTAAAGGTAAAGGCGTTTCCTGCTGTGCCTGATGGGGCGTTATGCCAAGAATGAACACCAGATGTTTGCTCATATCTTGTAGCAAAGTTTGTGGCAATGTAGTTATATGCACCACTTGATGTTCTATACGCATTGGTAAGAATTTGTGTTTCTGGTGTATCAGTTCTGCCACTTAAACTTGATGTAGAGCCTATTTGAAAAGCACGATAAACACTATTCCAAGCACTAGGAGTAACTCCCAAGCCTAGATTGCCTGATGAGTCGAGGCGGGCGGCTTCTGTTGCGTTTGTAATAAAAAGCAGATTGGAAGCGGCTTCAGTTCCCATTACCATAGAACCAGTTTGTGCCATTACAGAATTGCCGCCACGAGGCGCATTAGCACCTGAGCCAATTAAAATGTAGTTGGATGCACTAGAACTATCCGCAATTCTTGTTTGACCAGATACATGAAGTTTTGCCGCAGGACTACTTGTACCAATACCCAGACCTGTGCTGGTTAGGCGCATTTGTTCTGAGCCAGCGACAGACCAAATTGCAACGCCTGTTGAGCCAATACTGTATCGAGTAGAGCCATCTACGCCAAAATCAAGCGACCCAGAGTTTGCAAAAACATACTCAGAATTGCCGCTGTCTGCGGCATTAGAAAATCCAATAAAACCGCCACGAGGTAACTGTAAGTTTCCGCCACTAGTAACCGCAGTATCAATTAATAACTTGTTGGTTGAACTAGTTGTTCCAAGTTTTAAATTAGTACCATCAAAAGTAAATACAGAACCGCTTGTAACAACCTTAGAGCCGTTTAAATACGCTACTCCGTTAGCAGTACCTCCAGAGAGGGTTACGTTGCCTGAAGCCGCTAAAGTAGTGAAAGCACCAGCCGCAGCCGCAGTACCACCAATAGCAGGAGGGCTTGCTAGGTAAGTTGAGAAGCCTGTGCCTGATACTGTAGAACTTGCCGATAGAGTAGTAAACGCACCAGCCGCAGCAGTAGATGTTCCTACAGGGCCGTTAAACGAGTCACCAACAGCACCTGTCTGAAAGTCTTTCAGTTGAGCCATTAACTCACGAATAGCATCGTTGATACCAGAGGGCGCACATCCCTCGGCTATGTTGATCGAGTCAATGTCTGTGTTATTCGCAGGGGTTGCGCTAAATTCCGAGATTTTTGTCTTTGGCATGGTTTACTCCGTTAATCCAAATGCAGCACCATATCCTAAAGATAGTGCCTTACGTTGTAATTCTCTGTTAAGAGGCTCTACAGTCATAACTGATGCTTTTCTCATCAATGTCGCAGCAAGTTTAGGGTCTAGCATTGCGCTAACCAATAACTCACGAATGGCATCGTCTGTGCCGTTATAAAGCCAATTCATCGGTGCAGATACCTTTTGCAGAGCAATAGGAACATCACCAAACATTTGCTTACCAACCATTCCACCAATCACATTGGCAGTACTCATGTTCTTAAATGTATCTGAGCCAGCAGGTCTTGTTGCTCTTGGCAATACACCACTATCTAAGTCTTCAGCAACACGCTTTAAAACCGCCAATTGAGTCTTAGATAAATTTGTTTCTTTTTCTGCCGCACGAATAGCACGAGTAAATGCAGGTTGAGAAATCAGATAATCGTTAACTCTTGATGGGTCAGGAGTAGTAGAAAGAACCTTACCTTTGAACTCTTGAGACGCTTCAAGTCGCTCAATACCACGACTCGAAGCAGCATACTTACTCAAATAGTCTTTGTATCCAGTAGCACCAGCTTCAATGGCATCATCTACTGAACGAATAACTGCTTTAAGTGGCTCTTGTGCAGCTTTATAAGCACCAGCAGTAGGGCCACCTCTATCAGATTTATCTAACAATCCTTGAGCAGCAAGTCTTAAATCTTTGCGAATCTCATATAGTTCAGCAGGAGTAGATGCACGAGCAATGTCGTCTTTAGCATCCTGCATTACAGCCATAACTGTCTTGCGCTTACCTACTGGTGAAGCAAGAATGTCATCAATAGTCTTGTTAACAGTCAAAGCAACACCTGACTGGAATATGTCTGGTGTAACAGTTGAATTGGCAAATGCTTGTTCACGCAATGGGTCAGCCACATCGTCACGCTTCTTATATGCCGCTTTTAATACATCTTCATCTTTGGCAAGACGATTCAAGATAGCCATTTGCGCCTGATTAGCTTCCATTGCTTGTGTAGCAAAACGACCACCAGTTACATCCAATCCCTTGATACCAGACTCAGCACCAATCAAACCAATATCTCTTGTGGCTTGTGCTGTGGTAGGTGTATAACCACCAACTCTAGGAGTAAATGTTTCAGCAGATTTAATTGCTTGTTCAGGGTTTGCCGCCAAACTACGCAACACATTGCCTGTGATAACTTCACGACCTGCTTGGGTAAATGGGCGCACAACCTCTCTTGTTGTTCTTGCAACAATTGGGGCAGCACCTGCAGCACCACCTACTGTCATAGCACCAGCCAAACCTGCAGCAGTTTGAGCAGCAGGGCCAAGATCACCCTCACGAGCCGCACCTGATGCCAATGCACCACCTGTAGCCGCAGCCGCTTGTGTTCCTAAACTCTTAGTGAAAAAGTCTTGAACAGGAGCAGGTAAGTTTCTAACCACAGCCGCAGGGCCAGCAACACCAAACCCTGCACTTGTAATGTCTTGCACTACACGCTCTTGTGGTGTTTGTGGAGATGGCACACCTATCTGAGTCATCAGGCTTTGTAGACCTTGACTAGATGGTTGCATGACTTGTCTGCCAGCAATGGTGTTAATTAACCCTGTAAGAGCATCAGCACCAATAAGAGGTAAAGACAAAGCACCAGTAACAGCGGCTCTACCTGTTAATCCTAACTGGCGACCAAAATCTCTAGCACTTCCTACTTGCATTTGTTCTGCACGAGGAGAAGTGGTAATTTCCTTAATGGCTTCTTCTCTGGTCAGTCTCTTAGGGGGCTTTGGTTGCTCAACAACCTTCTCACCACTAAGAATAGCCAAACCTGCATCAGAGACTTTAGACAAGTCACCTGCTTGCAATGCCATCAAATCTTGGTCTGACAGTTTAGTTAAGTCCATTATCTGCCCCTTCTACGAGCAATCTCAGCCTGAATTTCATCAGCAGTTGGCATTAACTGAACAGGTGCTGTCAATGCGTCTGCAAGAGGGTTTAACAGTAAAGACCCATTACCACCTAATTGCAGAGAGATGTTTGCATAAGGTGCTTTTTGTGCTTCAAGATTACGAGCCTTTGACTCAACAACCTTAGACGCTACTGCAAGCAAACCTGCTCGTTCTTCTGGTAGTAATGATTGACCATTTAATGCTCGTTGAGCATAGCCTTTAATTGATTGTGGGATAGAACGATTACCAAGGATAGTAGCTTTATCACCCTCTTGAACAGCACCAGATGGGTCATAAATCTTACCAATTGCGTAAATCAATGCACCATCAGCAGCTTTATTCCCTGCATTTCCTTCAGCAACAGCAGATTTTGCAGCCTTAAATCTATCAGCAACTTCCATTGCGCCAGTATCTTTAACAACACCACGCCAATCTTTTAAAACATCAGATTGTGCTTTTGCTACTGCTGTTGGGTCTTTTAAATCAACCGAAAACTTTGGTGCTTTTGCTGCTGTTTGTGTTTCTAAAAACTTAGCATAAGCAGGATTTTGTTGTGCCGCAAGGAACTCTCGCATAGATGTTGGAACTTGCTCAGGCTTTGGTGCGCCTTGAGCAACATTCTCAATTTTGTTCGTAATTGGATTAATACGAATAAGATTTGCACCTTCAGGCAATGTAGTAGTCTTGCCACTCATGGCTTCTTGTGCAGCCAACAATTCAGTAAGTGACTTACGACCTTCTGGTGTAGCCATCAATCTAGGAGCAAGAGCCTCCAATCCACCACCTGCTGCTTGTGGCATATTTGGCCCTGCAATCTCTTGACCCATCAAGTTAGTCAATGGAGTCTCAGCAAAAGTCTCAGGGCGATATGCTTGAGAAATCAAACTCTCAACACCTTGCTGGCGCATCAATGCTTGCTGTTCTAGTTGACGCTTGCGATTCATCTCTTGAATCTGTGCGTTTTGCAGTTGTTGTTGCAGACCACCTTGCATGGCAGTTCTGTAGGCTTGTTGACCTTGCTGAAGTCCCTCAACGATAGAAGCACCACCTCTACCACCTTGGAACAGACGACCTGCTAATGCGTAGAGTGCTTGGGCTTGGGCATCGTCACGGCTACGCTTTATGTCTTCTGGAGACATACCCAAAAGACCCATTGTGTCCTGACCGCTAGTGCCGAAAATGTCTAATAGTCCTGCCATGATTTTTTCCTTATATGCCCTTCAAGAAGTTCCACCCCTTGCTCAACCAGCCAGTATTCTTTTCAATACCACCCAACATGGCAGCAGTTCCTAATAGGTTTTGGAAGTTAGATGGCTCTTGGAAACTGGTCATTGTGTTTTGACGACCTAATGGGTTTCCATAAACACTAGACAAGAAAGTAGCTAAATTCTGTTGTGGCTGAGTTTGTTGGAAGTTGAATCTAGCAATATCAGCTTGTTGTTGTTGGCCTGTGTAGCCTTCACGCATCTGACCTGCTTTGAGCATATTCTGAATGTCTTGGTAGTCAGCTTGAGCCATCTCAGGTGCAGCCATAGTAGCGGCTTGTTGGCGACCACGCTCTGCTTCGTAATTCTGATAAGCCAATGCTCCAGCAGTATCAGCCAAACTCTTAGCAAACTGACCACTAGCACGATCTTGCAATGTCTGCATAGCACCACCGCCATAGCGACCAGCACGAGATGCCGCAGAACCTACATCACCTAATGTCTGCTCAAACCTAGACTGAGCCGCTTGTGCAGCAGGTTGAAACGCACCCTGAAAGAATGGATTGCCTTGCAAGAAACCACCAGAGATAGTGTTTTGCAATTGACCTTGTGCAGACGAAAGCAAGGGATTACCCTGAGAAGCACGAGCCTCTAAAGCCTGTATTCCAGTTTGAGTGGTTTCTGAGGGGCTTACATAAGTCTGACCAGAATAGTACTGAGGGCCACCAGCTTGGTATAGCTTTTGTGCCTCAGTCAAACCATACGATAAGAATGGTTGAATTGTTGGGTCAATGTTGGATTTAGTTTCTACAGCCATCTTTTACTCCTAGAGTTTCGGATTCCAAGATGGGTCATCCATAGAATCCATTATAAATTGAAAGTTAACCAATAACAACATATTTGTAAGTCTTATTGGCGGTTGAATTTGCAAAATGCGTGATCGTTGCAGTACCTTGTCCTTGGCTACTGGCGTAAACACCATTAAAAGTAGCACTTCCAGAGCCACCCACTAAATTCATAGTAGCTATGGCTGATGGCACAGCAGGTCTGGTTGGACTTGTGCTTGTATCGAAATGCTCAATAGATACACCAACGTCAGCAGTTCTCCAGACAATCTCAACGTAATCATTAGCAGCCATGTCAACAAAGAAATTCAATGCAGCAATCATATGGCTAGGGTCACCTGAACTTTTCCTTGCAGGAGGGTGAAATCTACTGTTTGAGTTTGCGATATTTGTTCCATTCTTGCGAAACCAAACATCAACGTCATGTCCATCGTTTGTGGTGTTCTTAAACTGAATGGAAAACTGTAAATTGTAAAGTCCTGCGTTTGCAACATTTAGTCTTGAACTATTTGATAACGTAACTCCATTAGAGAAGTCAGTTGTATTAAACGTAATAGGATAAGCAACAGTCGTACTAGCAGCAGTCTGGTCTGTAGAGTCCTGAAAAGCCCCATAGGGAATAGAATCAGCAAAGGCAGCAGCAGAGGTAGGAGCAAACAAAATAACGCTGTTTCCACCTATCCTAAGATCATTCAAAGTGGTTGTCGTAGCACCACCAGTAGCCAGAGTTATTGAGCCTGTGTTGTTAGTCTTTCCATCCATGATTCCACGGACAATCTCAGCAGTCTGTCGCTGATCTCCACCAAACGGAGGAAGCGTTCTAAACATTATCTAACTCCCTGACCTTGGAAATCTACATCCAAGGCAACAGCAGTTTTCCATTGACCAGTAGGTGTTATTTGAAACTGGTGATAGTTTCCATTAGACCTGAGAGATACCCTGTTTTCAGAATCAGCCGCTACAGCAGTACCAAAACTAGGTTGTTCACTTAGAAGTGTCCTAGAAGCAACAGCCACATTAGCAGAGCCTCCATCAATCAAAGGTCTAGCTAGGGTTACTACTGATCTACCACCTGCATTTAAATCACCAGTTACGATGTTGGCAGTAGCGTTAGCACCATTGTAGGTAACAACATAAGCACCACTTGTACCACCAAGGAAGTACTTACCACCCATATAAAGGATAGAGTCCAAACTAACAGTCAAAGCATCAATGCTGTTAGAAATCGAATCTAAACCTTCAAGCGTAGTGGCAGACGTAGAAGCATCAGAGATAAAGTCAGTCCCTGCATTACCATAAGTCCACTTCTTGGTGTTGAAGTTGTAAATGATGAGTTGACGCTGTGCAAATGAAGTCTTGAAGTTCCAGATAACCAACTTGCGTACAGGGTCAACAGCCGCTGACATTGTGTCAAAACCACTCTCATCTGCATTTGAAAAGAACCAACGATCTACCTTCTCTGAGCCAATGGCAGTCACATTCTGACCATCGCACATATAAAAACCATCGTCTGACAAGAAAAAGGTTACACCCTGAACTTGAGCAATAGAACCTGCTGCAATACATCCCTTACCACGAGAGATATTGTCAAACTGGAAAATAAATGGAGTGCCGATATAACTCATTCGAGAGATACCTTTTTCCATTAAAACAAGACCAAACTCACCACCACGAATCCCAACAATCTGACCGCCATCAGGAATGTCTTGAAAGTCAGCTTGTGTTACTTGGCTAGAACCCCATGTAGTCTCATCATTAATACCAGACCAACGAACACGAGCAGGGTAAACAGTAGAACTCTCAGTCGTAAATGCAGTAACCACAAAGTCACGAACTACTGTCAAAAACTTACATCTAGGCGCACCAGCCGCTAAGTCAGCAAATGCCGTAGAAGTACCCAAGGTGTAGGCTTGTATTGGGTCACTATTGTTAGTTCCAATAATCACATTACCAAACTGAGTAAATCTAAATCTATCGTTACTTGCGTTAGGTGTGTAACCACCAGTTTTAGAAACATTGGTCAAAGCACCAACACCAGAAACATCGAATATCTTGGTTGAGCCAGCAGCAAACAACTTAGTAGCGTTTACTGGGGTTTTCCCTGCTACCAATGTAGTCAAGTTTTCAGAAGCAGCCGCAGAGAATGTAGCCGCTGTTGGGAATGGGCCATAACCAATAGCTTGAGAAACTACGTTCTTTGCATCCACCAAAGCACCAGAGATGCTAGGCTGGTCAGGCATCCACTCACCAAATACTAATTTTGTCGTAGCCATGTGTTACTTCCTTGAGCCTGAATTGTCCATGTATTGTCATTAGCAGACACAGGTGTCCATGTGTTTGAGTCACTTGAAACTGTTGTCCAAGTATTTGAATTTGTAGAAACTGGAGTCCAAGTGTTATCGTCTTCTGGTACTGGTGTCCAGTTCTCACCAAGGATTACACCTTTTGCTGTGATCGTAGCCGTACCATTTACAGACGCTACTCCTGCGTAAATTGCGGAAGCAGAGGCCGTAAAATCTGCATTACAAGTAATACCTGCAATAGCATTTTGGACTCTGATTGCAGAAGCAGTTACAGTTGCAGTTGCATCTATGATACCAACAGCATCTCGAACACGAATTCCTGTAGCACTAACAGTTGCGCTACCAGTTATAGACGCTACGCCTTCAGCAACCACACCACCATTAGCTGTTACTGTTGCATTGCCAGTAATCGAGGCAACACCATCCTTAATGATGCCACCAACAGCAGTTACAGTCGCATTACCCTCAATGCTTCCACTACCAAACTGAACTCTTGTTCCATCCGCAGTAACTGTTGCATTAGCGTCAATAGCACCAGAGCCAAACTGAACCCTGATTGCATCACAAGAAGCACTAGCTGAACCTGTAATGCTTGCACTAGCTAATTGAACCCTGACAGCATCAGCCGTAACTGTTGCCGTTCCATCTACTACCGCTACACCAAACTGAACCCTTACCGCATCAGCCGTAACAGTCGCAGAAGCACTCACAGACCCATAGGCATCCCATAGGGTAACTGAAGTGGTGTAGAGTGGACTATCGAGTGTGAGTGTTAAGTCATCAATGCTAGACTTTAAATTGTCTAGCGAGTCAATTGTCCACGGAGGCAGTAAATCAGCCATCTCACGCTAAAGTAACGCTCAATGAACCAGAGGCAATGCGAAACACATCACCAGTAGCAATGGTCTTAGAAGCGTCAAGTGCTGTGTGATACAGCAAGTTGCCTGTAGTCAGAGCATCACGAATACCAATGTGTGTAACAGTACCCCATGAGCCACCAGCTTGAGGGAACTCAACAGCCGCAGAGTTGGTAGTCGCACCATTGCTAGGCGCACCAAACGTCACAGCTTGACGAGCATAAGCCGTACCTGATACCTCAGTACCTGTATCAGCATCTGTTGGGTCAGAGGTGTACAAAGCCACATACACAGTCGTTGGTGCTGTGTAGCTAGTTGCTCTCAAAGTTACATTGATGAGAGCATTTTCGAGATAATTGCTAAATTCAGCCATAGTTTCACCTTGCAGTAAGTTTCATTGCCAATGGGACACCAGAGTATTGACCTTCTTCGTCAGACTTGGTAAGGGAGGAGATCGCTCTGTCGTACATAGTTCCCCATGTATTGATTCGAGCGTCATTCATTAAATATGGTTCTGCCTCAATCAATGCCGCATAAAGTAAAGCATCAGGTGCGATATTTAAAAACACATTAGATGCGTTACTGCTTGACAGATATGGAGGAGCAGCAAAGTACAACATTCTCAATGTGTAAACGCCATCAGGAGGAGGCGACAGTAAGAACTCGTTAGCCAGAATTGTGTAAGACTTAGGAACACCAACTTCTGATGCTCTTGGGTCATTAGACAAAGCAGATGGGCTAGAGTAACTCAATGGCTGAATTGGGTTTGTCAATGCGACAAAATCACGAATCTCGATAAAATCAGCAGGTAACTCAACAGTACCATCACCAGATACTGTAGCTGTTGTTACAGATTTGAGCATCTGACGAATACGCAGTTCTCTACGCAGACGATTCTCAGCAAATGTAATGAAGTCTGGAATCTGGTTAGTCAGATCAGACCTAGCCAGATAACCTGCAATCGAGGTCTTTAAATCAGAGTAAGTTGCGAAACTCATACTACTCCTGTCCTAGTGCGCCATGCACGATTCATTGGGTCATTCAACCAAGCAGCAAAACGCTTGTCATCAAGAACAGCATAACCACGCATGATGCCTTGTTTGTTTAGATCATCAATAACTGTTAAAGGGATAGACGCAACCTTATTGCCAAACATATGGTCAGACCATCTTGCTCGCTCATCAAAGGAGTTATATTCCTTTTTGTTCTGCTCAACAATGTCAGTAACATCCTGACGAGTTTGAATAATGATGCCACCTTCGCCATCGGCATGAACAGCAGTTTGTCTAATGTTTTCCATACCTTAATTCTATCAGTTTGTGTAGAAAAAACACATTTATTTTATGTGTCCCCAAGTTCTTCCAATCCTTACACCTCTTACACAACTAGGAGAAACTTCTAGTAGTTTTGCTAGTTTTGCATGAGGAAGATCGCTTGATCTTATAAACCTTACTTTTTCTTCATCTAAGACTGATTTTCCATTTTCAGTACCTAGTGGAGCAACAACACGCCTTCTTCCTTTTGCAAGCATATCTTGCGTGTTTTCCTTTGGTGTTCCAATCATCAAATGTTCTGGATTTGTACATTCAGGATTGTCACACTTGTGCATAACAAACATACCTTCTGGAATCTTTTGCTTGTTATGAAGTTCCCAAGAAAATCGATGGGCTAGTGTATATCCTTCAGATTTCTTACCAGTTGATATACGACCATATCCATTTGCTTTGTTTCCAACCCATGACCAACAAGATTCTTTTTTTACAATAAATTTCCAGAATCTTTCTTCAATTGGTGCTTGATTTTTAATTCCATCGTGAGGATTACCATGTCTTCTAACTCTGAGATAGTGCATATTGCACATTCCAAGTTTTGATACTTCTCGATCACAATTTTCAACAATACACATAAAAATGCCCCCATGAATTAACATGAGGGCATTGTATCACATCAATGTGAGTATTATGGCGTTAAATCCGCGATAATTCCGTGAGCAGCTTGGTTACGAACTTCCAAGGTGTACTCGCACAGCAATTGTGTAGACTCATTGTCACCAGTTACAGCCAACTCGTTGGTCTGGAATGGGCGCAAGAAAGCAACAGCAGCCATGTCAGGGTCAAGCACAAATGCTGTCTCGTCACAGTTATTGGTAGAAGTCATAAAGCGGTTGGGAACAACAGAAACTGTTCCGAAGTCGCTCAAATAAACATCCGCAGCCGCCACGATAGTGGTAGGAGCATTGCTTGGGGCCATGAAGCGTTGAGCAGCGATACCAGCAAAAGCAGAAACAACTTGCTTGTGTGCAGGGTTGACCATCAACACTTTAGGATTGCCACCAGAAGCGTAAACGCTACGAATGACAGTCTTCAACAAGGCTTCTTCAAAGGTACGATTTGTACCATTAACACGAGCAGTTGTTCCCAAGTTACCAGCAACACCATCAGTACCGCCAGAGTAGTTGGTGTTCAACCATGCTTGCAGACCACCCAATTTACGAGCAGTAGTAGAGTTGCCGTTAGCAGCAATCTGGTTGCTCAACAGGGTTGTTTCCATGTCACGCTTGATTTCGCTAGAAGCCTTGGCAAGTTGATAAGCCTTTTCAGACTTACGACCAGCTTTGTCAACAGCTTGCAAAGTGCCAGAAATCTTCACAGTTTTCTGTGCGATTTGGCAACGATTACCAACACGAGTGGTTGGAGACATAGTAGCGTCAGAAGCGGTGTCGCCTTCAACAGCAAAGTTAGACAGGGTTGCCGCTGCAAGACTATCCGTTTGCCACTCGTGCAAAACAGCAGTAGCCTTTGTCTTGCCAATGGAAGACATGAACGGGGTGTCTGTTGGTGAAATCGAGTAGATAACATCCGAGAGGTCTTCACGCATACCGATTGCGGTATATGTTTGATAGGTAGCCATAATTTAATACTCCAAAATTAAAAGAATCGTTCAAATGCTTTGGCAGCGTCTGAGACTTTTCCTGTCTCACGCAACCTTTGCATCGCCTGTTTATCACTTGACGACTTAGTAGGAGGGGCAGAAGTTCCTGATCGCATCATTTTAGGAGCAGCTTGAAGTTTCTTGTTTACCTCTGGCTTGCTCTTTTGAAGTTGCTGATACTTCATCCCGTTATACAAAGTCACCACAGCACGACTGTCATATAGTTGACTGAGTTCTTGGTCTGACCACCCAATAGACTTCGCATAGTCACGGATTTGTTTCCGAACCGCATCACCCTGTGGAGTGGCTAACTCAGGAATCAAACTGGTTAGCTTCTCAGACTCTTGACGGAGATGGTTTTGCAGAGAGGTCTGTTGCTCAGATTGTTGCTGTTGGGCAAGTCTTTGCTGTTCATTCCTAACTACTGCTAATTGCTTCTCTCGCTGACTCTGTTCAGCAACCGCCACGGCATAGCCAATGGGGTCTGTTTCCTTTAGAACATCTAAGTTAACACCCTGATTTTGCTGCGAAAGGAAGCTATCCAACGCTTGCAACTTCTGAGCATATGCTTGTCGCTCTTGTTTCACATACTCTAAGTGTTGACGTTCAGCTTCTAAAGCCTTACGTTGTTCAGCTAGAGCCTGAGACTTTTTAGTGTAATCTGCACCTTGTTGATAACCCTTAATGAGTTCGTCAAGTTCTACCTCAACTTCCTCACCACTTGCCTTGACTTTATATCTAGGCTTGGGTTCTTCAGATTCCTCTGAGTATTCAACTTCATCAGTCTCTTGTTGGTCTTCTAGTTGACCTTCGGTTTGGCCTTGTTCGGCTTCCTCAGAATCACCCATCATCCCTTCAAACGCTGAAGCGGCTTGGTTTACATCTAGGCTTTCACTCCCTTGTGGGTTGGTGTTTTCCATTTGTCATCTCAAAAATCGCTAGAAACCTTCTAGACGGAGGTGTGGCTTTTATACCACAGAATCTACAAAATCTTCCACTTCTTCTCTTTGATTAGAGTTTCCGAGGCCAAGCCTTCTAGGTGTCCTGTAATCAATTCAATTGTCTTTATGTGTCTGTAAGCATCTTCACGCTTATCAGATTCTTCACCACTTGTGTTAATTATTGCACTAATCTGTTGTTTTTTCAAGTTATCTATGACTTCTTTGAAAAAGTCATCATTAAGCAGGTTTCTGGCCCATTGTGCTGTTAGTTGTTTGTCCATACTGATTCTGTATTCCTGAAATTACATCGTTAATGGTAAGTGCTTGGCTAGGCATCACATCTCTACCCGTTCCCAAGATGCTCATCAGTCTGTCGTAACTCATGTTGCTTGGTTGGTTAAACTGTACTGGAGCAGGAACTTTGCCATAGTTAGGGTCTAGGAACTTCTCCCATTGAGTGCCACGCAATAACTCACGGCTACCAAAATTAATCGGTGTTAATGGAGTGAATGGTTTAGTACCTATAGGTTTAATTGGGCTTGTCCAATCGCTAGGTATAGGTACTATTGGGAATCCTGTTTCGCCAGTTTGACCAGCACCTAATACACTTGTCGCCAACAAACCAAGACGAGCCAACTCAGCCAACTCAGCGGCTGTCCAACTTTTCTCTTTTTCCTTTTCTGGCTCTGTTTTAACAGGCTCTGTAGGAACACTTGTAGGTGCTGTTGGAGACATGACAAGAGGAATAGATGGAGGTTCTTCTTGTGGCTTCTCTGCTGGTGTACTAATTACTACTTCAGGAGGTGTAGAGATAGCACTAATAACATTTGCTATTGTTGTTGGCTTTTCTGGTTCAGCAGTAATCTGAACAGTCTCAAGAGGCTGAGTTACATTGGTTTGTAATGCAGTATTGACAGCGTTTAAGACATTTGGTGCTACTTGCTCTGTTGGTCTTTGTGTTGTTATTTCAACAGGGGTAGGTGCTGGCTCAACAATAGGTGTAACTACTGGTTGTGCTACAGGTGTTGGTTGTAAAGCAATAGAAGTAATTAAATCACTAATTGTTGGAGTTGTAGTCGGAGCAGGTGCAACAATTTGGACATTTTCTAATGGTTGCGCTACAGGAGGAGTGACTGCTTGTTGTTGAACAATAGCACTAATTACGTCACTAATATTTGGGGCTACAGCAGGAGCAGAAATCTGAACAGTCTCTAAAGGCGCATTAGTAATAGTTCCAGTAAAAGGTGTTGGCTCAGTTACTGGTGTAACTACTGGTTCTGTTACAGGAGGAGTAATCGTTGGCTCTACAACAGGCGTAATCGTTGGTTGTTGAGCAATAGTGCTAATTACATCACCAATGGTAGATGGCGCAGATGGGGTTGTAATAACAAGATTATCAGCGGCTACTGGTGCGACTGATGCTACTGTAGGAGATATTGCATTGATTGCTCGGCTAACAATAGCGTCAGGATATCCAGATGTGGTTAATATTTCTGAGATTTGATCTGTCGGAATACCACTAGCAGCTAACTGTTGAGCATCAGCAATAGCAAGTCCACGATCTGTGAGTCCTGTTGGCGCATCACTCATATATCCTGACAAAGCACCACCAGCACCACCAAGCAAAGCACCTTTGCCAATATCTTGGTCAGTTAGGGCAGCAGTACCACCACCAATCAATGCACCACCTAAAGCACCAGCAGCCACTTGATTAGCACCTGCTCCTAACAAGGTATTACCTAGCATACTAGGCGCACCCATAGCCGCTAAAGCTAGTGAAGCAATAGGAACTACAGCTTTTGCAATCGGGTCAGCACTTGATGCACCCTGAGTGTAGAAAATTGGTAAGCCTTGAGCATCAAACTGAACACCATATCCAGTATTGCCCTTACCCTCATAAGTTCCACCAAAGAACTCACCTTTTTGGCGTTCTGTGTAAGTGTTAGGTACTGCTTGACCAGTTACCTTATTGCCATAGGTTTGTTCAGTTACAGTCCCATAAATTGGCGCACCCCATTCCTCATAACCAACAACCTTTTCAACTTGTTGGGTTATAGGGCCAAACTGACTAATGTCTGTGATTCCTGTTTCAGCAAGAATACGAGCCATGTCCTTAGTAGCGTCATCAGCACCATAGCCACCTGACCATTGAGAAGTGTTGCTTCTAGCTTTGATCTGACCAACTAGGTTGTTAATGATTGTGTTTTTATCTGGTTGTGCAGGTTGAGCAGCAATCTGATTAATTACTTCTTGTGTAGTAATTGGTGCTTGAGCAGTTTGACGTTGTGCCTCTGCTTGTACCCTTGCGGCTTCTTGTTCTGCAATTAATCTATTGCTTATTGCTTCTTGGCGAGATTGATTTTCTCGGTAAACTCTTTGTTGGTCTTCATAGGCTTGTTGTTCAGCCGCTAATTGAGCCTGTTGTTGCATTTCTGCCATCCTTTGGGCTTGTTGCTGGGCTTCAATTTGTGCTTGACGTTGAGCCTGTTGTTGCGCTTGCGCTCTGGCTTGTTCTTCAGCCTGTGTTCTTGCTTCTGCTTGCTGTTGCGCTTGACGTTGTGCCTCGGCTTGCGCTCTAGCTTCTGCTTGGGCTTGAGCCTGTGCTTGGGCTTGAGCTTGAGCTTGAGCTTGTCTCTGTGCTTCAGCTTGTCTTACGGCTTCTTGCTCTGCGGCTAATCTAGCGGCATTTTGAACACGAATTTCTTCCTGACGAATTTGCGCCTGTCTAGCTTGTTCTGCAAGTTGTGCTTGTCTTGAAACTTCAGCAGCTATTTGAGCCTGTCTTTGTGCTTCAGCCTGTTGTGCTTGTCTTGCAACTTCTTGTTCTAAAGCTAACCTAGCTGCATTTTGTGCTCGTAGTTCTTCTTGGCGAGCTTGTGCTTGTCTGTAAACTTGTTCTTCGTAGGCTCGTTGTTCAGCGGCTATTTGAGCCTGACGCTGTGCTTCAGCTTGTTGTCTTGCTATTGCCTCTGTATCTATTTGTGGTTGCTGAATTTGCATAAGCAAGTCATCAAGAGACATAGCACCATCTTCATCGTTGAACGATCTAAATCTGTCTCTTTGTGTTGCCATGATTAACCTTTGATCTCGACATTAGAAGTGATACCAGCACCCACCTTCATAGCTTTCAATTGAGCCTCAACCTCAAACTCTTGTTGCTTCATAGCAAAGTAAGCCTGTTGTTTCTCACGCTCAAGCATCAACTTAGCAGCCTCTTTCTCACGCATTAACTGCATCTCAAGGCTTGCCTTTTGTTGAGCCATCTGCATATCAATCTGCATTTGCTGTTGTTGCAATTGCATATCAGCTTGGGCTTTCTGTTGGTTAGCCTGAATCTCAGCCTGAGTCCTAGCCATCAAAGCCTCAACTTCTGGAGGCATCTGTTGCTGTTGTGGAGGAGGGTTAGACAATGCTTGATCTTGCTCTGGTGTGATCGCTTTGTAGAACTCACCAGAATCCTTAAACCCTGCCAACTCAACCATCCGACCCAAGGTAGAACGATACTGAGCAGGTGAGACATAAGGATTAGCAGGGCCGTACTGTGCAATCAATTGCTCTTGTTTAGCAAGAACCATCTGAAGCATAGCCATTTGCTCTTGTCTGTTACCAGCACCTAAACCTACATTAATCGCTACATCGTATTGGTTAGCCCATGTGCGAGGGTCAAACTCTACGAACTCACCTCTCATACGAACCAAACGAGGCTTATCTTGGTACTTGCACAAGAGATGCAAGATGCCCTTAAACAGAGACTTAACACCTGTCTCAGCAAACAAACGAGCCATCAGTTCAATCTTACCTGCGCCAGCTTGTTGCATAGAAGCAACAGCAGCAGCAGTCACGTTCTGCAAGATAGATGGGTCTAAACCCTGAGAAGCATCAGATACACCAGTACGCTTGGATTGCATTGTGTCCAAGTACTGAAGCATTGGGAAAGCAGCAGTAGCTACGTTCTGCACAACCAATTGAGATACAGCACCCTGAGACTTAGCACGAATAACACCACCAGCGGTAGATGTAAGCAAGTCGTCTAGGTTTACTTGACCTTCAACAGCAACTACTCGTGCATTGTTTGTCAGATAAAGGTTATCAAGAATCTGACGAGTGATCGTAGTCTTGATTAGCTGAATGTCTGTGGTTCTGTCAGCAAGGGAGTTACCAAAGAACTTGTGTGGAATTGGGATGGGGCAGATTGAGTGGAAAGGAACATAGTCCACTTCCTCGACCATCTCTTTACCCTTCTCATCTTGAAGAATCTCGTTGGATGCGTAGAACACCTGAACGAGTGAGGCAATACCCTTACCATTTACATCAGTCTTTACATAGCACTCAAAGACCTCAATCTCTTGCATGGATGGGTCATCAGTCTGTACTTGGTAAGGTTGCTCACCAGCAGAGAATCGAGCCACACGCTCTGGAGTGTATGCAAGAGCATCATCCATTTGCAGACCTTCTACCTGCTTCTTGTTAAAACCCATAGCAACCAAGTCACTACGAGTCAGCATCTGTCTGTGGGCTACAAATGGACTATCAGCAATCGTTCTAGCCTTCTTGCTAATCAGGAATTCTTCAGGAGGTACGTTCTCAATGCGAACCCGACCAACCATCTTTTTCTGTTGAACAACAACATTGTGGATTTGGTTAATCATTGGCATACCCATCGGGTCAATTATGGGATTACCCATTTGATCTAGGATGGGGAATTCTTCTGTATCCTGCTCGACAATCTCCATTGAGTCGTCAGACATAAGCATTGCCAACTCATCGTTAGACAGGTTGAAATAACGCTCTTTGGTAATGTCTTCCTCGTCAGACCAGTATGCTTTAACTACGCCATTTTTCTGAAGCAAAGCATCCTTAAACCAATCATGCAGAATGGCTACACCCTCATTGTCACGCAAAAATACCCAGCTACAATAGTCTGTGGCCTGTTTTGCGCTGGCTTCATCACGAGGGCCTTGTGGCTCAAAAACAACAATGTTGTCTGAACCTGTAAAGATACGAACTAAAGAGGGTAGAGCACCATCAATTGCTTCAGCTACCTCGCCTGTAACGATCTGAGACTTTCCCTCGACTTCATTCCCGTAAGGTTGACGTAAGTAAGCCTCTAGTGCTTGTTTGCGCTGCTCTACAGTCTCACTCTCAATAAATCCGATTGAGTCGTCAATTTCTGCCTGTAGTATCGACTTCAAGTCGTTCGTTTCCATGTGCATCCTTTGGAGGGCGACCTAGTTTCGGTCTTGTCGGTAATTGTAATGCTTTTACCACATTTTCTAACATTTCAAGACGAGTTTCAAGTTCTTTTATCTTTGGGGCAAGATTAACCCCTTGGCGTTCTACATACATTACACAATCCATTTCGGTGCTTTGTTAATCGGCTTATCCCAAGTGCTATGACCTTCATCAAGTCCAAGGGCTAAGTATCTGAAACTGTCACTTCCATGACTAGACCAATCGTGTAGTGGTCTTTCATAGAATATCTTACGCTTTTCATCGTAGTCTCTGCGGTAGTTTCTCAGGCAGTTCAATCCTGTCTGTACCTTTGGCACGTTAAACCAACATCTCGGTAAGATACGCCTTACAGCCTGAATACCATCGTCTAGGCTCATTCTGGGTGCTATTTTGATCTCTAGGCCAGCTTCCTCAAGCATTTCTAGTCTGCTCTTACCTGTGCCTAACTCCCTCACCCTAACGTCATGGGGCAAGATATGTTCAGCCTTTGAGTAGTCGTTATCCTTAATCCACTTCACATAGTGGTCTAAGCCTACCCCATGATTCTCGTAGTAGTCGATCAATCTGATCTCTGTTCCTACTAACTGAGCCACCCAGATAGAAGTAGAGTCACCCATACCCAAATCCCAAGCGGTAAAGGTTCTGCTAAGTTCCTCCCAAGGAATCTCTTGCATATGCTTCTTATCTTCTAACTCGTTAAGAATTTGCCCGTAGTAAGAACCCTCTACAGCAGCGTCAAAGCTACACTCAAACTCTTGGCGGTATTTATCCTCACCCATCTCATTGCGAGCCGCCTTTAGTTCTGTGTCATCCACTACACCTGTCTCAGAGGCTTTGAACTCTAGCAAACCCCAACCATCCTCTTTTTCTGCTCTGTCTCGCAGTTCTTTGAAGTGGTTGTGTCCCTTTGGTGTACCAATAAATAAACACCAGCCTTTTCTGTCAGCTAGTGCAGGGCGAATAATGTCAGTCCATATCTTTGGGTTTTGATCGCCAATCTCATCTAGGATTACTCCATCAAAGTACTGACCACGCAAAGACTCAGGATTGTCTGAGCCAAACAACTGGATGCGCCTACCCCAGAAGTCAACTCGTAACTCAGAGATGTTGCTAGTGCCACCCAGAGGCTCTGCATACTTCACAAGGTAGTCCCATGCCACCCTCTTGGCTTGTCCATATGTAGGGGCTATATAAGCGTATCTAGGGGCTTCCTTTTGGTTAAGGATAGCTTCCTTGATTAGATGGTTGATAGCAGAGACAGTCTTGCCCATACGCCTGTGGGCAACAACAACACCAAAACGCTTACTGTCCATCAGTTCATGGATAGCAAGTTGTTGTTCTCTAGGTTTGTAGGCTATCTCGATTACTTCTGCCATTGGACACTTATCTGAATGTCTTTACCTTCTTCTCCAGTTACCTGAAGTGGTAAGACTTTACCGATTAGTCCCATGAAAGCCTGTGGATGGCTCTCTGCCTTGTCGATTAGATATGCAACACCACCAGCACCCTCTAGTGCTTCTAAGATCATCTCTCTGATGACAGCGTTACCTTTGTCTAGGCTACCTTTAGGTCTTCCTGCGCCATCTCGTGCGCCACCTCGATTTGAAAGGTTTGATTGTTTTTCAATCATGTTTGACTCCTCTAGGGTTGGTCAAGGTTAAGTTAATACTTTATTCTAACAGACTTGTAATTGGTCTATCGTTGATCTCTTTAATTGTAAGCAAATCTTGATACTTAGGAAATACAACAAAGTTTGATGTATTTATTTGTGGCTCAATCAATTCTGCTTTGTATTGAGGAATGGTTTTAATAAAATCTTGAGCCTCTTTCAAAGATGGGAAATCATATCCACCAAATTCAGGGATGTTTACCACCCATTTTGGTGTAACACCACGACTTGCTTGATCTAAATAACGAATACCTGTAATACCTAAATTTTGCAACTCATTAGAAGCCAATAATCCTTGGCTTTTTAATTTGTTATAAACCGCCTCTCCAGATAAGTCTAAAGGTTGTTTAGGTAAGTCTGTTGAACCATCATTTAAAAGAGCATTTAACAAAGCATCTTCATACTCTGACACTTTTGCCTTATCAACTTGATAACCTAACTGTTCTAGTGCCGCACGAACTTCTGGAGTCTGTTGGCTAAGTGGCTTATCCCAATCAAGCATCTTAGGTATTGCTTCATCAGGCAAATCTACTTTGTATAAAAACCCTGAGCCTGTGTAATTTACATCACCTTTTTTAGCAACATCAAGTAATTCTTTATATGCGCTAATCTTTTCTTTTGCGTAGTCAGGAAAAGGATAAGTCTTATCGTTTGTAAGTTCTTCCCACCTATTTAACTTTGTTTTTGCAAGGTCAATAAATTCTTTTTTACCTGTTTTGGCAGCTTCTAAAAACTCCGCACTTACCTCAACATTGAAATCTGTTAATGGCTTACCACCAACATTAACCATCTTTAATTTTGAATTTAAATCTGATACTTGGCTTTCTTTAGCTAATTGCCTACGATAAGCCTCACCAGTACCACGAGCTTCAGCTAAATAAGCACCTTCACCATAAGAAGCGTTACCCTCACCAGTTCTAGCCTTAGATGGGTCAAATTTATTGAAAGGGCCATGTGGCGAACCATGATAAACATCAAGCAAACTACGAGTATTTGAACCCATTGCTTGAACCATCTCGGCTGGCAAGCCACCACGCTCAAGAATCTGCGGGACTACTCTTTCAGCTACTCGCTCACCTGCACGACCAACAGCCATAGCAGCCTTATTTGCACCCGATGGTACTGGCGACAGAGTTAGCAATGCGTCAGCAGTCTCAGACTTCAGCAATGGTACGTTAGCCCTGTTGACGTTGGTCAATGCGTCTAACAAGCCTCTAGGACTATTTGCGTAAGCTGCTCTCTCAAGTGTCTTAGGGATTCCTGTGCTTTCCAACAAATTACCCAGACCTTGCAGTTGCTGAGTGCGCCTCTTGTCTTGCATAAAAGCAAGCAAACCTTGGACAGCATCGTTGGTTAACCCTGTAAGTGGGTTAGCGTACGGAGTAGCCCTAAGTTCAGCCATTACTTCATCCTGCCCATTTTCTTAGCAGCTTCTGCCATAGCAATCGCAATAGCTTGGCGAGGATTCTTAACAACCTTGCCACCCTTACCAGAGTGCAGAGTACCTTCTTTGTACTCACCCATGACCTTGCCAACTTTTTTCTGACCAGCTTTTGTCATTTTCATGTTTTATTCTTCCAGTAATTTTTAGGCATCCTATTTTGAGCCTGTTGCAAAACTGTTGCCCATCTTACATTATTTGGCTCATAGTGTCCAAGTGGGTCAATCCTATCAATCGTCATTCCTCTTGGTCTTAAACCAATGCAATCTACTAATTCTTGCAAAGAGTTAAATCTGAACTCTACATTCTCATAACATGGATGATGTTTTACACCCATTTTGCACCTTTGTTTTGCTTTGTAATAACTTGAACTTGTGTAATGAAGTTCTTTATTATTTCTTACTCCTGTGCCTTTTCTTGGATGGTCTTTGTTATCAAATCGAATCCTGTTGTGGCAAGGCTTGCAAATCAAAGGCTTTCCAGCTTTTGTGACTCTGGCAATAACATCACGCCTAACTGCCCTTGCTTCATTGCAATTTGGACAAGTAACAACATCACTTAAATTTCCATTTGGCATATAACCTCCGTTTGAGAGATTGTATCACCATTTGGTTATTGCTACCACTTAATTTTGTTACTCCACCAAGCTGCACTCATCTTACCCTTGGCGATATTCTCCGCATGACGAGCCTTGAACGCTTCGTTACGCTTCGTGCCATCAGCAGAACCTTTTACGCCTTGTTGACCAAAGCGGATTAGCTTAACATCCTCACCAGACTTTGCTAAAACAGCGTGAGACTTGGTTGGATGGTCAGGAGTTCTCTTAGGCTTGTTATAGCCAGAAAACTGCTCTGTGCCTCGTTTAATCACTTTTTAGGCTTCTTTGCTTTGTTTTTTGCAGTACGCTCACCACGCACAGGCATGGGTTTAGGCTTCTTCTGCATCAACTTCTGCATCATTTCCAACGCTTGCTGATTTGTCGTTCCCATCATATTCATCCTCGGTTATTGGCCCACCTGCAATCCATGCCTCACAAGTTCTCTTGGAAGCACACTTAAAATCGAATACTTCGCAGTAACCTAAGTCACCAGCGTCAATCACTTCCCAAGCATCCATCTCCTCGCCATTCATCTCCAAGCCACTCTCAATGCAAGCAAGCATCTTAGGTGTTTGGATAAAGGCTGAACAGTTACCACAGCGAGACTTCTTAGCCTGAACTGGTGAGTTTCTCCAAGTCTTACTGATCTCACGCCAGTAATCCATGTTGGCCTCGTTAGGATTCATTGGGCCATAGTTAGCCTTGTCGATGGCCTTTTGACGATTCTCAAGATTGACCTCTACATCACCTGTAGCAACAGGACAAGCCTTGCCACTTTTCTCTTGGCTTTGTATCTCAATTTCAATCTTAACGGATGGTTCTAGCAAGCCTGTCATGGCAATCCTCATGGAGTTTGTTCATTATCCCATAAAAAAAAAGAGAGAACAAGTCTCTCTAAAACTCATGGCAACGAGTGCCTCTATCCTATCAACTTTCTCAGGGTTTCGTTTAAAACTGACATTTCTGTGTGTTTATAAACCGACCAAATTCTTGCTTGCCCATGAATTCCATTGTGGCTACCTTGATGGCAGTCCTTACATAGCGGAATACAAAGATACTGCTGATGCTGCTCAATGTGATGAGCATCTGATGGCCCTGCCTGACCACAAACCCCACAAGGCATCTCTTTCACCCTTGCAAGGTGTAGTCTCTCACGGCTAGAAAGTTTGTTATTCAATCTCTACCACCAGATTCCCATTTGACTTTATGTAGTCTTTTGTTTTCTGAATGTATCTCTCAAACTCTGATCTTGAGATACTTCCTTGTTGCAAATCAGCATAACTAATTAGTTCCCTGATCGCTTGTATCGTTTGCCCATCCAAACCCATCTTTTTTGTTTCTTGAAAACGTAAAGCGGCTTTATGTAGTCCTTCTTGAGCCTTCTCACATACAGGTAGTACTTCTGGGCCTACTCCATTCTTTCCCATCATCTCAGACAGGTTTAACACATCCACCAAGGTACGCCAATCTAGGATAGTTCCAGAGCCTTTAGTCATTGCGTCTAGTGCTGAATACTCAAGGAGTCTCAGTTTGTCCAGCTTGTCCCTCTGGGTTATCGATGCTCCGATTATCCCGTGAGAGATCGGGTCTATCAGATTCCAATGCTTTCTCTTTGTTTTCTTTCTCATTGTCTCTGCCAAATATGGCATCCCATCTATTTGAGTATTCTTGATTGCTTACAGAAAACGGCCTTTGAGTTGACCCCTTGCTCATTTTTTCATACCCCTTACAAAAGCAGCGAAACTCTGTGCAGTATCACCAAATGACTTCATTAAGCTGAACTCATGGGCTACCTCATCTAGAGTCTTGTTGCGTACAGGACAGTTCCTGCCTTGGGTACAGTCATAAGTGCAGCAATCCATGCCACTAGATTTGTTTGCTCTCAATATCTGCTTTCCAAGGTTACTGTTTCGCTCAACCATGTTAAAGGCTTCGTCTTCTTCTTTTGTCCATTCAGTCATGCTTGTCCCCTTGCTCGGATGGCTTGATCTACTCGATTCGAGAGGCCACGATCAGCGCCAAGTAGTGCAATCCCTGCCCAATAAGCACACGCCTCACGCTCATTCTGTGCTACAAGAAAAGCAAAGCGTTCAAACATTAATTTGCATTTATCAATTTCTTCATCAACAAAACCAACCTCTTTTGCTATCTTAATAATTTCATCATTCGTCATGTCTTCACCTGTAAAGATATAGGTATATAGATGCAAGCCTTGTCTTTGCTGTTAATGACATGAACTGTCGTTTTATGCTCAGACAATGGCCTTTTGCAGTTTGCACACTTTGCATCTGGATGCGCTGGTTTGCAGCCTAAAAGCATTAGACGCACCTCATGTCATAGTCAACAGTTTTGGCATGATCTGCCTCATCTAAAAGGTGCTTAGAAAGACGCATAGAGCCTTCGATCTCTAAATCACGATACTGTTCAGCAGTAAAGATACCCATCAGCGAAATCTTTTCGTAGATCACATCTGAAATATTCTCGTTATAAATACCTTCTTCGTCTTGCTCGTACTCCATGACCACAGTAACGATTACAGAGCCTTCACCAACAGTTGTGTCAAATTTGTATTGCATTTCTTTATCCTTAATAGTAGCAAGCAGTTTCACTAGCATCCATCTTGTCTTGATAGTGCATCCAACCATCAATCCAGTCTTTTGATTTTGTTTTATCGCAAGACTCACACAATGCTGCAGCATCAAAACCTTTGCGAAACTCAATACAAGTAAAGTATTTGCTCATTTTCTTTATCCTTAAAAGTACCCTTGCGAACTGCTTAGGCTGACGTAAGTATAGCAAACTAAACAAACCTGTGCAGTTTATTTACTAGGTACTTTCCCTACTCTGTAGTTTTTACGCCAAGACGCTCACTTGCTTGCTCTGATCTCCAAATATCTGCCTTCATCTGGGCAGCAGTCAGCATCCACTTTAAAGTTTCTTCTTTCTCGATAGCCGCCATTAGCCCTTTAAGCAAATCAGCATATTCGTAGTGGGCATAGGCTTCTCTCTCTTGGGCTACAGCAGAGTCAATCCCTCTAGCCATAGCATCCTTCATCAGCAAGGCTTTCTTTGTTTTACGAAACTCCTCAAGGTAGATTCTTTGTGCTTTAGCCTCTGCATATTTGCATGAATTTTCAATGATGAACTCAATGGCTTTGTAAGGTGCTTTCACTTGACTACTCCGATCATCCTAAGAGCAGCTTCTGGGTTATCTATTCTTGCCAAGGTACTTCCAGACCAATTCTCAAAAAAGTCGGCTTGTAGCTTGGTTAAACGCTTTCTAGAGTCTGTTTTTATCTCCACCAAAAAAGTGTGGTTTTTGTACCCAACCAAAAGATCAACAGGTAAACCAATAATCCAAACGTATGCGCCAGCACCTCGCAAGGCTGAGACTATCTGTTCTTGGTTAGCATCTACCCTAGCTGCGTATCTCATTCGAGTGTCCCATCCTTAATTCTGTTCATATAAATTCTTATTCGATCTCTAGCACCAGAGCCATAGATTCGTTCTGCTCTCTCTAGCCGACCACGCACAAAGTCTCTATCTTTGTTTGTCTCCCAAGTGCGATAAAGTTCCCGAGCTTCTGCAATTTCGAGGATTACCCTATCGTTTGGACTTTCTAGGTTTCTTCTGGAATACATAAGTCACCAGTTAATTCCAATGCTTTGTTTATCAGGTGTAGAGGATATGGGATACCTTCACGCACCTTGTCTAGTAGTTTCATTGCGTCAAAGTAATTCAAAACATTGACTCCTGAACTTGTTTAACAGGCTCATGCTCAAACAATTGTGCTTGTGAAATAGCTTGCTCTATGCGCTTACAAGCAATGTCAAAATACTTTGGCTCTCTTTCAATGCCAATAAATTTTTTACCCATTTGCATTGCAGCAACACCAGTAGTTCCGCTTCCCATGAATGGGTCAAGAATAGTTTTTGGAGATGGTTTACATTGCTCAATACACCATTTCATAACAGCTATTGGTTTTTGTGTTGGATGTTCTTTCACATCTTTTAACGCCATTGCTCTTGAATAATTTATTCTTCTTGCGGCTTTGTGTTGATTTGTCCAAGCTAACTCAAAATCTGCTAATGAAAATCCATCTTGACATTTATCCCAAGAAAGCCAACCCATTGATGGAGGCAACCAGTCTGTAAAGTAGTTTCCACCCCAAACAATGACGATTTTTCCTTTTTCTAGAAATAAATCAAATGTTTGTTTTTCTGGTCTAACTTTATCCCAATGCAATTTTTCAAAGTTATTCCAACCTGCCATTCCACGACCACCTGCACTTTCAGCATTTATTCCATAAGGAGGGTCAGTAATGACAGCATCAACTTTGTCAATCAATGGCAAAACTTCTAAGCAATCACCTAAATAAAGCGTTGCGTTACCAATTTCAACTTTCATTTAAGATTCTCCAGGCACTTGCAACCACTCTTGGAACTTGTGCGTTTCCAATGGCTTTAATTCTGTCCACTTGTCCGGGAAGTCCATTATAAGTTCGGCATAATCCGGGTGAAAATATTGAGCGCAATCCGGACTCATTCTTACCCACTCCGTTGTAAAACTTCCCTTGTATTCTTGGCTTCCATAAAATCTTTTTTTCGCTGCTCCTCTCCACATACTTGTTACTGGAGTTGGTAGCCAACACCCAAATTCGTTCTCTCCTATGAGGTAATCCAATCGAGTCTGCTCCCAACACTCCCCATTTCGCATCAAACCCCATTTTGGCCAAGTCTCCGAGAACTCGGTCAAGTCCCCTACTAGTGAGTATTGGTGAGTTTTCCACGAACACGAATCTAGGTTGAACTTCGCAAATGATCCTCGCCATTTCTCTCCACATTCCAGAGGCTTCTCCATCAATTCCTGCCCCTTTTCCTGCGGAACTAATGTCTGTACATGGAAATCCTCCAGATACAACATCAACAATTTCTCGCCAAGGTTTTCCGTCAAAGGTTTGTACGTCATCCCAAATTGGGAAAGGCGGGAGAAGTCCGTCATTTTGTCGGGCGCACAGTACGCTTGCTGGGTAGGCTTCCCATTCGACTGCACAAACTGTTCTCCAACCAAGGAGGTGTCCACCAAGGATGCCTCCACCAGCGCCTGCGAAAAGAGCCAACTCATTCATACACCGCCTTTCATTTGTTTAGCAAATTGACGAATGTAGTCAGGCATAGGTGCAGCCTTCTTTTCGTCAGCTTTAATCTTTTCTAACGCAGGGTCAGGCTCATTCTTTGATGGAACTGTGAGCCTAACAATGTCAGCAGGATTTTGTTTTGGTGCATGAGTACTTCTCACCCAATTACGCCATGTAGCAAACCAATCTAGCTTCACACCTTTTTGACCAGCTTGGGATATCCAGTAATCCTTGAATTGGTCAAATGTTTTGGCAGGGTTAAGTTCTGGTCTTTGCTCAACACAAAAGTCTTCCCATTCTTTTGTTAAACAAGAATCAGAAGCGAGGCGTTTGCCGAGTGTCTTCTTCTCTTGGTTATTGGTTATTGGTTTATGGTTATTGGTTGCTATTGGGGTAGCATTAGGGGGGCTATTAGCCTCCTCATTAGGGGGTGTTCCCCACCTCTTAGCCGCCCCACGTTTTCCAGCCGCAGAGAACTCTTTGTATTGCTTAATCTCTTTATCAGCCCTTGGATTAACAAAACCTTCTGGTGTTGAAATAAAGAACTCATTGAGGACAGTCATTACATCTTCCTCATGGTCACGCATACCAATCTGACGAGCAATATCTCTATGCTTTATTGGTTGCTCATGCAAGAAATAGAAATCAAGCAAACGTCTGTAAGCCAAGTCCTCGTAATGAGAAAGATGGTGCGTGTGACTCTTGTAGTCACCTATGTGAAACTGATAGTAGTGCATTTCTGCATCCTCGCAAACCCTCCAAAAAGAAACAATCGGCAGGCGGGAGGTTCGCTTTTCGGTTGGGTAGCAACTCCCAACCTAGCCGTGTTTCAAACAATTGTAAACTTAAAAAAGCCTACTGTAAACTTAAATAAATTGATTGTTGGTAATTTCTTTTTTGACTGGTCTGCCAAGCAATCGTTTAGCTTGTGCGTTCATCACAGCGTACTCAGCTTTACTAAAGATACCCTTGGCATTGCGAATGTCAAAAGGGTTCAGTAAGCAGCGAGTTTCGTCTTTTGGCCTGTTTTCAATCAAGTGGTCAGCAAGGGTGTACTTAGCCACTCTGTAGCGACCAACCAGAACCTCCTCTGTGGTTAGATCACCTTTGTAGCGTAGTTTCTTAGCTGTGGACAGCACAGAGGATTTGTGCATCCCTGTTAAGTCACAAACTTCTTGTGAAGTAAGTGGGCCATTCTGGAGGGCTTTAATTATTGCTTCTTGTGTCATTTAAACCATTCTGGTCTGAGTTCTTTGAGTTGATAGATTCGTAACAAGGGGATTGTCTTCCAATGCCAGACAGCCGCCCGTTTGATTCCAAGGATACGAGCAAGCTCACTCTGTGAGCCAGCAAGTTTGATTGCAGTTTGTTTGTCCATCCCTTGAGTATAGCAAGGTAAACAGTTTGTTGAAAGAAAGATACACTAGGGAAAATACTTAGTAAATAATTGTTGATCTGTGTGTTTAGTTTGCTATACTGACGTCAGCCCACAACAAATCGTAAATGGGTCTTTTTAAGGAAATCAAGATGAACTTCGAGAAAATCATGGATTACGTTACAGCAATATCAATCGGTGTTGGCATGGCAGTTTTATTGGTTGCATGGTGGTCAACATGAACACAAGATTCTTAGTCCACGTTCGTAAGATATTTGCCAGCTACGATGCCCCTCCAGAGGTTATTAGAGGCTACCAAAAGCAATGGGTAAGGTCAGTTAGGCACTTAGGTGATAAATGGCTTGTAGCGAAGCAAATCCAGAGAATCCAATGACAAGAGAAGACGCAATCAAGGATTTAACAGGGCCACTTTACTGCTGCTACTGTACTGAACCTAAGACCTACGGCTCATGCTGTGGAGAAAACCACTTTGTAGAGTTTGGCGATCTCTATGAAGAAGATAAAGAAGCAATGATTGAAGAATATTTAAAGGAAGAATGAAATGGTACATAAGAAGTTAATGCAAGCACGAATCATGTTGCAAAACGCACCTCTCAAGAAGTCAGGCCACAATAAGTTTGCTGGCTATTCATACTTTGAACTCGGTGACTTTATCCCCACGATCAATGCAATCTTTAACGAGGTTGGTTTGTGTGGTGTAGTCTCCTATGATTCAGAGATTGCAAGCCTGACGATCACAGACACAGACGATGGTACAAACATCATCATCACTTCACCAATGGCTGATGCTAACCTCAAAGGCTGCCATCCTATCCAGAACCTTGGCGCAGTAGAAACCTACACCAGACGCTATCTCTGGGTGACAGCAATGGAGATCGTTGAGCATGACGCTCTGGATTCCTCTGCACCTATCAAAGAAGTAATCATTACACCTACTCAGGGTGCAATGGAAAGCCTTCCAGAAGATGAACAGAATTATCTAAGAGAGTTAGCAATGGATTTAATTGCTCTCTGTGATAAAGAAGAACCTAAGACAGCTTGGGTAAAGTTGGAATCAGAGAACCTAGATGCTGAACAAAAAGTAGCATTGTGGACTCTGCTTCCTAGCAAAGTAAGATCAGCAATTAAGAAAGCGAAAGAGTAATGGAATACGACAACAACAATCGAGGCTCGTTATTTAAGAACGACCGCAAAGACGATGCTAAATTTCCTGATTACAAAGGAAGCATTAATGTAGATGGTACTGACTACTGGCTATCAGCTTGGATTAAAGTCAGCAAGGATGGAAACAAGTTTATGTCTCTGTCTGTCAAGAACAAAAACGCTGATGCTTCTTTGCAGCCTAAGAAAAAAAATAAAGAAGAATTTGACGATTCAATGCCGTTTTAAGTTAATAGGGGAAAGCGGATGCTGTGCCAGTTGCGATCAAAAGCCTCTGATAACGCACAGACGCAGCGAGTACCCGCCTAAAGGAGAAAATAATGGACTATAAAAGAATGTTTGACAGAATCTTTTCTGACTTCCCAAGAGTTAGGACTACAGACCCTATAACTTCTTTTGAAGCAGCAGAGGCTATTAAACCAGTAGTCGCTCAACATCACCAGATCATCTTAGACTGCCTAAAAACTCATGGTGCGTTAGGCAAAGATGGTATAGCTTCGTTGTCTGGATTAGATGGTAATCAAGTCGCTAGACGCTTAAACGAAATGAAAATAATTGGCTTGATTGAGTTGACAGGAAACACAGTCAAATCTAACTCAGGCAGAAATGAAAGGGAATGGAATGTCGTTCGCTAAAATTGAGATGGATGTTATTCAATGGGGTGAGGCTAGACAGATTGTCCAGAACAGCACACCCTATGCCCAAGCAGTTAAAACTCGTGAGGAACTACAAGAACTGTTCACAGCCATTGCCAAAGGCGACAGGGCTGAAATGGCAGACGCTTACGGGGATATTCTCGTAACCCTTGTAATGGGATGTGCTTGTGCTGATCTAGACCTTGTAGAGTGCTTTAAAGGCGCATACGAGGAGATTAAAGATCGCAAGGGTTATCTCAACAAAGAGGGTATCTTTGTCAAGCAATAAGCACTTCTAATGCGTGAGCAATATGTTTCTGCCTATCAGCTAAACCTATTGTTCCGCCATTGATCTTTTTAGTCATGGTTACATAGTCTCTGGCATCAGCGTATTGGTTTAGCTTGTGGGTATTCCAGAACCATCCAGCAGTCATGGCAGCATAGCGAGGTGTAGCTACTAGATCAGGATTAATAACAAAATCCTCACCGCAAGCAGTACCAGCATGATAATAGTTAGCATGACCAGTAAGTTGAATACACCCACGACCACGAAAGCGATAACCATCTCCAGACGACTCATCTCTGTTTCCCATCCTTGATGCGTAAACCTTGTTAGCAATCTTCTTAGGATTCCTAGCGTATTCGTTAGCCACTTCTATAGTTGGAAACCTAGACTTCCATAGCTTCATCAAAGTCTCAGCACGATAGTTTAAGTTCTCCTCAAGAACTTTAAAGTTACCACACTCATGTCCACATTGACCAATAAATGATGCTTGTTGAGCAGGAGTAATAATTCCAAACCTTTGGAATGTCTCGTTTAACGCATCTACCCATTGTTCACCAATGTGAAGCAGTTTTAGTTTTTCACTTGTTACCATTTAGCAAATCTCTCATCTGATTGTACGAATCCACACACGCATTGAGTGCAGCAGTATTACGATCACCCTGCGCTATTATTTCTGCGATGGCTTGGAGGGTTGCTCGCTCGGCATCAGAAGCTGTGTCAGTCTGTCTGTCAGGTTGACTGGTTGTTTCTGGATTTGTGGGGGTAATGGGGGTACTTGTGGGGGCTTGTACACAACTTGGGGTGTTGAGCCGCACCCTACCATCCCTAATAGCACGATCAAGAGCAGATTGTTTCTGAGTGACAACATTGTTAACCTCCAAAAGTTTACCAGCAGTAGTGTTTAATTGTTCGTTGAGTTTCTGTTCTGTCTGACGAGATTCCTCATTCTTGCGAGCAATCTCAATCTGCATCTCTTTATCCCTGTCTGACCAACCGAAATGATATCCACCTCGGTATGTACCAAACAAGGTTATACAAAGAACAACCAGAACCCAAGGTAGTGGTATGCCAAACATTAGCCCACCTCTTTACGAGCCATAGCCAATTGCTCTCTATCGTGATCTGCTTCTAGCAATTCAGGAGGAGTAGTTGGAGGAGGAGGAGGTGTCCATGACTCATCCAAATCAGGGTTCTTAAAGTTTAACCAGTTAGGTGCTGACGATGTTGGCGACCATGAGGCTACAGGTGCTTGAACTACTGGAGGAGGGGTAGGTGTAGGAGGAGGCGTTGGAGTGCCTTGGATGGCGTTTAAAGCTGTTCCTACACCCTTCTTACCGATAACTCCACCAATACCACCCACAATCAGCAGAACAATGTCGTTCAGCATCTTGGTGTATGCCATATCAATCGGGGCCATACTCTTAATAGGCTGGGTCACAAAAGTAACAGAGTAAAGCAAAGCAATAACAATAAAGCAAAGAATCAATGTGACCATAACGACCACAAAGCCCCATACATAGGTTTCTACTTCTTCAATTGTTGGTCTTTGTTTCTTGTACATCGTTGACTTTCTTTTCAAGAATAGGGGCTACTAAATACTCAGGGCAAGTCTGGGTAAATAAGCACTTAGGCTTCTGGCAGCTAGCGTGAACAAAATTATCGGGGTTTTGGCAGAAGTACCTGTAGCGATCTTCGCATCCAGATAGAAAGAGGACTGATATCAAAAAGATATATCTCATGCCATCACATCCACGGCCTTAACCCATTGAGTCTTGATCTCTTGGGCTTTTTGTTGTTCTTGGCATTGACGATTGAGTTCTGCCAACCTTTGCATATTCTGTTGATGGATAACCCTATGAGCCTCCCATAGCATCCTAGCGTTCTCTTGATAAGTGGTAATTTTCATAACCCAATCTTTCCAAGTAAAAGGTTAACAATCTTGTTAGACAAGTCATCAGGCAAGAACCTGAGAAACCCTAGAAACCACCAAGCAACACACCCATAGCAGAACACCCTGCAAAACAAGTCAAATTGCTTTTGGTACTCGTTCACCTACCACAACCGCCCTTCGGACATAGGCTCATCAATTCGTTAATGCCAATAAAAACTAAGAGTAGAACAAAAGCAACACCACCAATAATCATGGCTATCTCTTGCATTTCTTCTTCTTTAGCCTTGGCTTCTTTCTCGGCTCTCTTTAAAGCACTAATCTCTTTAGCATCATCTCTGTCCATCTCTGCTTGACGGGCTTTGATCTTGTTCCAAACATCGATCTTTCCTGTCTGCATGAACAACATCTTTAATTCTTCTTCAAAGGCTCTGGCTTGCTCTAGTGCCATCTCAATCTGTAGAGCAGCACCCATGTTCGAGCCTTTCTTCTCCCTCTTTGCTTGAAGCATAGCCTTAGTTGCTTGGCTCTTAGCATCAAACATCTTGCCGATCATGGGGGCAAGACCGCCTAGATCATTGGCTACCTTACTAGCCTTCTTGACCATCGAAATGGCACTTTGTAGGCCATTTAGAGCAGCAATGGGGTCTAAGGGAATCACTTCTCAGCTTCCTTGCGAGCAATCTTTAGATGTTGATGCTTAAACCAAATATTAGCAACCAGACCAACAAAGCCGATAATCACACCACAAAGCGCACCAAATTCATTGGCTGATAAACCAAAGAACACAGCACTACCAGCACCACCATAGGTAGCTACTGAAGCTGTTTTACTTGCTACTGCTGATGCTACTTCTGTAGTGTGATTGCTCATTTACTTTGCCTCTACATCCGTTACTGTATTTAGAGATTGCTTCAACATTGTGAAAAAAGCATCTCTGCCAACTTGAAGCTGGTCAACATTAAACTTTGCAGACGATAACTTTCTGTCAAGGTCTGCGACATGGTTGATTAGTACTTGTTGTTCAGGAGTCATATCCTCGAACTGGTACTCTACTCCGTCAATCGTCAATGGGGTTTTTGTGTTGTTGCCCATGATTTTCCTTTAATGTGCCACTAAGTTCAGGTAGTGGCTTCCTGTT